ATGGTTAAACAATTGAAATTCTCTGAAGATGCACGTCAAGCAATGTTACGTGGTGTAGACCAATTAGCAAATGCAGTTAAAGTAACTATTGGTCCTAAAGGACGTAATGTTGTATTAGATAAAGAGTTTACAGCACCTTTAATTACGAACGATGGTGTAACGATTGCTAAAGAAATAGAATTAGAAGATCCATATGAAAATATGGGGGCTAAACTAGTTCAAGAAGTCGCAAATAAGACAAATGAAATTGCTGGTGACGGTACGACAACTGCAACAGTGTTAGCTCAAGCAATGATTCAAGAAGGCTTGAAAAATGTTACAAGTGGTGCGAACCCAGTCGGTTTACGACAAGGTATCGATAAAGCAGTTAAAGTTGCTGTTGAAGCGTTACATGAAAATTCTCAAAAAGTTGAAAATAAAAATGAAATTGCGCAAGTAGGTGCGATTTCTGCAGCAGATGAAGAAATTGGGCGTTATATTTCTGAAGCTATGGAAAAAGTTGGCAATGATGGTGTAATTACAATTGAAGAATCAAATGGCTTGAACACTGAACTTGAAGTGGTTGAAGGTATGCAATTTGATCGTGGTTATCAATCACCGTATATGGTTACTGATTCAGATAAAATGGTTGCTGAATTAGAACGCCCATACATTTTAGTGACAGATAAGAAAATCTCATCATTCCAAGATATCTTACCTTTACTAGAACAAGTGGTTCAATCTAATCGTCCAATCTTAATTGTAGCTGATGAAGTTGAAGGCGATGCATTAACAAATATCGTGCTTAACCGTATGCGTGGCACATTTACAGCTGTTGCAGTAAAAGCACCTGGTTTTGGTGATCGTAGAAAAGCGATGCTTGAAGATTTAGCTATTTTAACTGGTGCGCAAGTGATTACTGATGATTTAGGCTTAGATTTAAAAGATGCATCAATAGATATGTTAGGTACTGCAAGTAAAGTAGAAGTAACTAAAGATAATACAACTGTTGTTGATGGTGACGGTGACGAAAACAGCATTGATGCACGTGTAAGCCAATTGAAATCTCAAATTGAAGAAACTGAATCTGACTTTGATCGTGAAAAATTACAAGAGCGCTTAGCTAAATTAGCAGGTGGTGTTGCAGTTATCAAGGTAGGTGCAGCAAGTGAAACAGAACTTAAAGAACGTAAATTACGTATTGAAGATGCATTAAATTCTACACGTGCAGCAGTTGAAGAAGGTATTGTTGCAGGTGGTGGTACTGCACTAGTAAATGTTTACCAAAAAGTAAGTGAAATTAAAGCTGAAGGCGACATTGAAACAGGTGTGAATATTGTACTTAAAGCATTAACTGCACCAGTTCGCCAAATTGCTGAAAATGCAGGATTAGAAGGTTCTGTTATTGTAGAACGTTTGAAAAACGCAGAGCCGGGTGTTGGTTTTAACGCTGCTACAAACGAGTGGGTTAATATGTTAGAAGCAGGTATCGTTGATCCAACTAAAGTAACACGCTCAGCATTACAACATGCAGCAAGTGTTGCAGCAATGTTCTTAACTACTGAAGCGGTTGTAGCATCAATTCCAGAAAAAAATAATGACCAACCTAACATGGGTGGCATGCCAGGAATGATGTAAAAAGACCATTGAACACTGCCGTAGTAGCGTTTGCAATCTTTAATGGTCATAATTTGGGCATATAAATTTTAAAATAAATCTTTTGAGACGTTTTCCATGAGTTTACTAAACTTTTGGGAAGCGTCTTTTTTGTATGAGTTCGTAATCTTAGCATAGATGTTCATGGTGGTATTTATATCTTTGTGGCGCAGACGTTCTTGTATTTCTTTAATATGCACACCAGCCTCTATAAGTAATGCACAATGAGTATGACGAAATGAATGAGTGCTTATTTGTTTATTAGTTATGTCAGTCTTTTTAAGTATAGCTTTTATCCATAATTGTAGTTTTTTAATTACGAGGGGGTAGCCGTTAACATCAGTAAAAACGAAATTATTATCTACATATAATCCATTTTTCCATGTGTTCTGAACATCCACTTTATAGTTTTTAAGTAATTTAATCACATGAGGATCAACTGGAATTTTTCCGATTGAGCTTTCAGTTTTTGGTGTAAGTATTTGAAATTGCTTTTTATTGTTATTCGGATTGTAATAAGTCTTTGTAATATTGATTGTGTTATTCTCAAAGTCTATATCAGACCATTTCAATGCCAATAATTCACCTGCACGCATGCCTGTATATGCTAATGTACAAAACACCTCAAAGCTGTTTTGGGGTGAATGGTGATTTTTAGCAACCTCCAGGAATTGAAATAATTCATCTTTTTCAAGAAACTTTTTATGTATCTCAGTATCTTCTAATTCTTCCACACTAATTTTCTTTTTAGGTCGTTTAATACCCTCGCTAGGCATTATTCTTATTAATTTCATATCGTATGCGTACTTAAATATCATATTTGTAGAGGCTATAATGCTATCAACATAATTCTTGCTATACTGTGCGCTTATATCGTTTACAAAACGTTGATATTCATGTTTATTGATAGTTTGTATTGGTTTATTGTTAAAGCGTTCTATAGCATGATGTATGGCTTTCTCGCGTGCTCTGACACTGCTTACTTTTACTTCATTAGCATATTGTGATAACCATTCATCAGCTACTTGTTGAAATGTAGAAGTGGACGGTGCGATATATTCACCAGTTCTTAATTGGCGTTCTACCATTTCAGCGTGATGTTTAGCGTCTGATTTGCGTTTAAAACCTGAGTTTGAAATATATTTATATTTGCCCGTTTTTACGTCTTTTCCTAGTGATATACGATAACGCCATGTACTTCCGCGTTTTTCATATGATGCCATTTTGTCACCTCAGTTAATTGATATTATACCAATCTATGGTGTTTTTTATTCTATTTTGTTTATCAGTAGCCAAAACAAAAAAGTCATCTTTATCCTTTATTTTAGGATATTTGCTTTCTAGATAAACTTCTATTAGTCTTTGGATGGTTTTTAAATCTTCTTTATCTAAAATGTTGTAAAAGTACATTGATTTAGTGTTTAATTTACTATCTTCAATTGTTGCAAAATTAGTTATAAAATCTCTTCCATAAAATACTTCGAAATTATTTTGAGAAAGTAACCATTTTAAATCAAAATAAGGATAATCTGTTTTTTTATAATTCATTGAGTTGGAAACCAAAGCTATTTTGTTTTCGTAAATTTCTTTGTTATCACCAAAACTTTTATTCAAAAATTCTTTTTCTTTTCGTTCCATAAACATAATAAAGTCATCTATTATTGTGTTTTTGTTTTCTTCATCTAAATTACTATCTTCACTTGTAGCGAAAGAAGATATTATTTCTTCTATTTGGGGATATAAAAAATCATCAGAATTTTCAATACCATCATATTTTTCCTTTATCTTCATAATTATTCCATAAGCTAAGTTGAATATTATCTCAACAGTTGGATATGAACGATCATTTTTTTCGAGCTTACTAATGTAAGTAGTAGATACACCTGACAATTTAGCTAATTTATTAATTGACAAGTTTTCTTTTGTTCTATATTTTTTTAGCATTTCGCTGAATTTCAAATTATCACCTCATTTAATAGTAGTATACTCTTTTTTTGGTTGTACATACAATCAAAAAAAGTATTTGTTGACAGTGCAACCTGAAAAGTTGTATGATTGTTTTGTACACAAAATATATAATTGTACATACAAACAAAGAGGAGGTGACTTAATTGAAAAATAATTTAAGCATGTTGATGGGGAAAGAAAGAATTAATGCGTCGAAATTAAGCAAAGAAACTGGAATTTCAAGAACAACAATTTATGGTTTATATCATGAAAAAACTGAAAGTCCAGACACGAAAACAGTACTAACGTTATGTGACTACTTTGGAATAACTCTTAATGAGTTTTTTGGTATTGAAAAAAAGGAGGTATAACAAATGTTCAATATTAATATTGATGAAAACGAAGCTCGTGAGATACTCGAACAAGCTATAAATGCACGTGTGGAAGAATTAGCGAAAGAGAAATATTTCATGACTTACAAAGAATTGTCTAACTATCTGAATTTAAGTAAACCAACGATTGAAGAATTACTAATTAATAATGGTATGAAGTATTACATGGTTGGATCTACATACAGATTCAAAAAGTCAGATGTAGATGCATTCATGGAACAGCTTACTGCTCATATGAATATCCAGAATAACGACTTTAAACAAGTCAATATCAAAAAGTTATTGGAGGCAAGTCAATGAAAATATACTTAACTTATATCTGCTTAGTTTCATTGTTAACAATACTATTACTAGCAATATCTAACATGTATGTTGCTTTTAGCGTTTATGCATGGCTAATAACTTTAGGATGTAATTTAACAGGAGGATTAGAAAATGAATAATGAACAAAAAGAAGTAATAGAACACGTGGTTTATCAACTTGAGTTAAGTATCATGAATAATTTTGAAAGTTATGAACACACGGAATATGTTGATGGTATTGAAGTGGTTTCAGAGATCAGTCCTGAAAAGCACTTAGAATTGATAATGAAATGGTGCGCACAAGAATTAAAGAATAATTTTCAATTAGAAAAAGGAGAATAAATATGAATTGGGAAATTAAAGATTTGATGTGTGATATTGAAGTGATAAAAGAAAAAATCAATGATGTAGCTATCAAACATGGTTGGTTTGTTGAAGATAAATTTGTCAAAAATGAATTAGAAACAAAACAGGAACATATTAATTTTTCTGCTAGCTATTTAGAACATCGTATACAAAATGAACATACAGTTGAGTTATTACAGGTGTACTTAAAAGAATTCGGTGAACTTATACAAAAGTTTCATGAAATAGAAAAAGCATCATCTGAGAACTTTGGCGAGGAATCAGATGACGCAAAGAAATTAAAAATTACAGAGTAATTAATAAAAAATAACTATTTTTATTATAACATCTTTGCTCTGTTGTTTCATTAAGAGGTGCAAAAAATGAATGAAATTAAATTAGAATATGACTCACATGTTTCAGTGGTACATTATGAAAGTTTAGACTCACGTTCATTTAAGAGCTTTTCAAAACCTAAATGGAGTAAGTTAATTAATAAACTGTCTGTGCCTATAGAAGCAAATTATAAGTATGCACGTGGTGTTGCTGTTTACGGTGATATTAAAAACGGTGCAAATGATCATGGTGAAATTATCAAAAAGCATCGCAATGACGTTAATGTCGTATACAGAGATGTGATTGTACTTGATTACGATGAAATAAATGATTTAAAGCAATTACATGAAGCAATCAGCTCAGCTTTAAGCAATGTTGCATGGTTTTGGCACACAAGTTACTCGCACAGAACTGAACAAGCTAGAATACGCCTGTATATCCCTCTAAATGAGCGAATAAGTGCAGATGATTATCGTAAATATTCAAAGGTATTAGCAAACAAAATTGGTCATAAAGTTGATGAAGGTTCATATCAGCCAAGTAGATGTTTTGCATTACCAGTTATTCAAAAAGGGCACATATTTATTAAGCGAGTGAATGACTGTCCAATTATCGATGTTGATATGCTCGAACAGTGGTCGAAGGAACTTGAACAATCAAATGCTAGTCCTAATGTTATAGGGTACACGCGACGTGATAGTGCGTATTGGCGAGATATAGCTTTTGGTGTAAGTGAGGGAGAGCGCAATTCAACATTGGCTTCAATTACAGGTTATCTTTTGCGTAGGTATGTAGATCCAAACTTAGTTTATGGGTTAGTGAGTGCGTGGGCAAGTGTATGCAAACCACCTATTAATCAAAGTGAAGTAAACAATACTTTTAAAAGTATTTTGAAAAAAGATAGTAAAAGCAGTTAGAAATGGAGGTTTTTGTTTGGAAAATGTAACAAATGATGAAGTGTTTGAAATGATTGATAGTAGAACCGGTGTTTTAAATGCTAATGATTGGAAAAGTCAATTAAGGCGTTCTGCCACTACACAAGCATTGAAAAAAACGACTACAAATGCTGAAATCATATTGTGTAATGATGAGAGTTTAAAAGGGCTAGTACAATATGACGCTTTTGAAAAAGTAACCAAGCTGAAACGTCTACCGTATTGGAGGTCAAAAGGGGATGCGAATTATTATTGGGCTGATATAGATACCACACATGTGATTTCACATATTGATAAATTGTATAATGTGCAGTTTAGCCGCGATCTTATTGATACTGTAATTGAAAAGGAAGCATATCAAAATAGATTCCACCCTATTAAATCGATGATTGAATCTAAATCATGGGATGGAATCAAAAGAATTGAAACGCTCTTCATTGATTATTTAGGTGCTGAAGATAATCACTACAATCGAGAAGTTACAAAGAAATGGATGATGGGTGCAGTTGCTAGAATCTATCAGCCAGGTATTAAATATGATTCCATGATTATTTTATATGGTGGTCAAGGTGTTGGGAAATCTACGGCAGTGAGTAAATTGGGAGGTCATTGGTATAACCAAAGTATTAAAACGTTTAAAGGTGATGAGGTCTATAAGAAATTGCAGGGTTCTTGGATATGTGAAATTGAAGAACTGTCGGCATTTCAAAAGTCTACTATTGAAGATATTAAGGGTTTTATAAGTGCCATTGTAGATATTTATAGAGCTTCGTATGGTAAACGCACAGAGCGTCATCCTAGACAGTGTGTGTTTGTAGGGACAACCAATAACTATGAGTTTTTAAAAGACCAAACAGGCAATCGTCGTTTTTTCCCTATTACGACAGATAAAAATAAAGCAACTAAAAGCCCATTTGACGATCTAACACCAGTTGTTGTGCAACAAATGTTTGCCGAAGCTAAAGTATATTTTGATGAGAATCCGACGGATAAAGCATTGTTGCTAGATAAAGAAGCGAGTGAAATGGCTTTAAAAGTCCAAGAAGCTCATTCTGAAAAAGATGCTTTAGTTGGAGAAATAGAAGAATTTCTTGAACGTCCTATTCCGTCAGACTATTGGTATAGAACGTTAGAAGAAAAAAGAGTGTCTGCGCATGATGTTATAGACCAAGACTATATTAAATTATATGGTGATGGTAAATTGATTGAATTACCGAATGCAAAACCAGGTGCTTATGTATGGCGTGACAAGGTATGTAGCATGGAAATTTGGGAAGTGATGATGAAACGAGATGACCAACCACAACAACACCATTTAAGAAAAATTGATAAAGCGTTAAGAAATACAAGTTATTGTGGGCAAAGTAAGTCGCGTCATAGATTTGGTGAAGGTATTGGTAGACAATATGGTTTTGGTATTAATTTAATATCCTATTATCAAGGTTTAAAAAGCAAAGAAAAAAAATAACGGGACAACGGGACGATTATCGGACAATGGTAGGACACCTTCAATCTCTTGTGGCAGTAAGCATTATGTTATGTTTGTCCCTGTGTCCCGCAACTTTTACCCTAAACTTTTAAAATAATATATACACATTAAAAAATATATAAGTGTAGGCATAAAACAGTGGGACAATGGGACAGATAACTTTAATCCATTGGGAGAGTGGTGTTTGAGCATTGTCCTGACAATGTCCTGAAACATATTGAAAATAGCGAAATGGGACACCTATCAAAAATTAGGAGGAAGAAAATGAATAAAAATCAATTAAAGTCAGAAATTTTAGAATATATAAAGGCGCATGCTGGTACATCATTTGTAGAAATAGAACGTGTATTTGAAGAAAATAACTTTGATTATAAAGGTGACGGCGCATATACAAGTGGTCAACATCCCAATGTTGTGTTTTGGATTGGGTGGAATCAAGAAGCGTTTGATGTTATCGCTGAACTTAAAAAAGACAGACGTATTGAGATGGATATTTGTGAGCCAATTGTTTATATGGTTGATGGTAAAGGTTTGGATTTGCCTATTGTAAGTTCGAAAAACATTAAAACAGATCATTGGCTACCTGTCACGTTTACTATTAGTAAGAAAGAAACGGAGTGTGTCTAATATGAATGACAAAGAGAAAATTTATAATCAACTTCATCATGATGCACCAATTCAAATTATACCAGCACCCGAAAATTTATTTGTCGAATATATAGAAGCTGATGAAGTATGGTATTCACCAGTTGTATGTATGGCTTTAAGTAAAGCGCATAATATTAATTTTTATGACAGTGATGATGTGGGGTGCATTGATAAAGCAGCCACATGTAGCATTAAAAAATTTAATCCTGAGACAGGTGAGTTTGAACAATTCAGCAAAATGGCTCAAAAGGAGATAACGCAATGAACATAGAAACTGTAGTAAATGAATTTGAAACACGAGCAGGCACGTTATTAAGGTATTACACAGGTTTATTAGAAAGTAGTAGAGAAACGCATTTCGCTTTCAAAATATATAATGATCCATTTGATATGGTATACGTGATGATGAAAGGTAAATTATACGGACATGTATATATTAAAGATTGTAAAGTAAGGCAATCGTTTGAATTAGCGTCACCTAAGCACACTGAGGGGCTTATAAGAAGCATAGAAGGTCATTATGTAGGCTATGAGTTACATGATGGTAAACAGCTTTCTATTAGCGATATGATGACCAGTCAATTATTTGAAGATGAGTATTTTATGTATGGGCTACAAACTTATGCAGAATCAAATAATAGTGATGTGTTTGAGTACCTAGAAAATGGATTTGATACAGATACACTTGAGGGCATTCAATCAAGTAATACTGATGTGATAGCGAATATTGAAATGTTGTATCAGTTAGCTACGGGAATCAATGAACCAGAACCAGAGTTAGTTGAGGGATTGAAGTTGGTAACTGAGTTTATACAAGATGAGAATGCGACGCAAGAGGATTACAAGGCTTTAGAGCATAAGTTAACTGAGTTGAAGTCATCTTATTACAGTTTGAATAAGTAATTAAATATGGAGTCTCACGTGGTGTGTGGCTCCTAATATAAAAGTATAAGGTATAGAAGTTTTAAAATGTAAAGGTTGCAACAATAGTGAGTTAATAGATAGGTAGGCGAAATTCAAAAAAGTGTGAAATGTTGATATTGAGCTGTTTTATGGCTTTGAAAATAATAAGGTTATATAAAGGTGTTAGCTTTTAAAATCGGAAGGTATACAGTCTTTGAGAATTGAAAAAATGGCAAGATTTGTGCAAGGTGCGCGAACTTTGTTAACGCTAATACAAGCTAAAGTTTGTGTTTTTGGCATAGGCCTAAAAGTTAAGTTTGTTCGCTATTTGTTCGTGTTATTTTACCGAACTTAAGTTCTATATTAGGTTAATGTGGAAAGCCTAACGTTAAGTTTATAACATGTTTTTATAAGTGTTATATATGATAAGCTAAACAATTGATAAAACGCGCTATAAAGCGAACGTAAGTTTGTTTTAGGCCTGTAAAAATGGTATAATTTAGGTATGAAATAATTAAAAGAAAGAGGTGTAGAAATGCAAAGTATCGCAGAAAAAGAGACGTATCATTTACCCACCGAACACCTGCAAGTTTTCAATGTGATAAAAAATACGTCCAATAAGTATATTACTAAAACTAAAATCTTAAATCAATTGGGATATGAATATAATTCAAACAATGAACGATGGTTACGAAGAGTAATCAATTCATTAGTATATGATTATGGCTATCCTATCGGATGCAGTTATAAACCTAGTGAACGTGGTTATTACATCATTACGACAGAACAAGAAAAGCAACAAGCGATGAGAAGTATTAAGAAATTAGCTGATGGCAGTATGAAACGCTATGAAGCTTTGAAACGAATTGAAGTGTAAAACAAAAACTAAAGAAAGAGGTACTTATAAATGACAACTACAACAATCACGGGTGATACGTGGGATGTATATTTTAATGATAGACGTTATAGAAATTTGTTAGGAGATTTTGAAGATCTAATAACAGAAACGAAATCATTAATTAGACAAGGCTATAAAATGGATGTTATTAAAAATAAAATGGATAATAAGGCTTTGAGCCTACAATCTAAATTCAAAGAATTAGGACAAATATTATTAGATGAACATGAAGAAAAAATAGTAGAAATCCAACAAAAAGAGAAAGAATCTTCATATGAGAATCCACAAGTTGAAATGTTGAAACGTCAAGACATAGAGGCGAAAGTAAATTTAATTGATGCAGAAGAACTATTTAATCTTGTTTATAATGCCAATCCTAAAACCACTAATGTATATGAACTTAATATCTATAAAAAAGCGATAGAAAGTCGTCTTACTGAAGATGAAAATGTAAGGTTAAAACCTTACTTTGATGTATTGGTAGAAAAGGTAATTTATCCATATCGAAATAATGAAGAATATCAAAAATTAGAGTATAACTATAATGTTTTAAGACAGTTTGGATTACAAAATAACGGGCAACCAGTTATCAAAGATAATGATGGCGATATAGAAATTATTAACATTCAAAGTAAGTATAACGAAGTGTTCCGTAACGCTTAAATCAAAAATAGCCTATCCAATTTGGGTAGGCTCTCTTTATAGGAGTGAACGTATGAAACTGCTTAAAACGAAGAATTGTTTATATTATCGTAATGGCGACAATAAACTATCTGAGTATCAACTATTAACGCAATTTAACCCAGCATTTATTAATAAAAAAATTAAGATGTGTGAATTCCAAATTGAAAGTATGTACCATATGAGTGCGTCGACCACAACATGTGATGAAATAATGGGGGTCGTCTCTGTCTCATATCCAATTGAAAAACTAGTTATCAAAATTATTGAAACAAAAGCAGGATTACAAAACTATAAAAATCGATCTATAAGTAATATGGTGTTGTTGAAAACGGTACTAAATCATTATACAGAAAAAGAGCAGAAGCAAGTTGTAAAATATATGCGTTCAAATGGACGATATAAGCCATACAGCGTCATTGAACGCTTACAGGTTGATTTGTATCAAGCAAGTATTAAACAACGTTCAGAACGTCAAAAACAAAGAAATACAGCAATTGAAAATAGCAAGATTGCACGAGTAAATGCTTATCATCAATCTTCACATGTAAAAGTGGTGTAACAATGGATAAACAGCAAATAAAAGACTTCGTTTGTGATTATCATGAGCGAACTAGAAGTGATGTGTTGATAGATGATGAAATAAATACCGATGAATTCTTTTCAATAGGTGATGAAAATTCTAATGAATGGATGGCAGACGATAACATTGATGATCATATTGTAAAGAATCACTTAGAAATGATTGTTGACCAAGTAGCTAATGATAAAGAGTTTTATATTTTCGATTCTTTAATACAAGGACGTAGTTATAAAGATATTAGTAGTGTCTTAGAGTGTTCAGAACAATCTGTAAGATTATGGTATGAAACCTTATTAGATAAAATTGTGGAGGTGATAGAATGAGTGAGTTAACGGCAAAGCAAGCACGTTTTGTGAATGAGTATATTAGAACACTAAATGTAACACAAAGTGCCATAAAAGCAGGCTATAGCGCAAATAGTGCACATGTGACAGGATGTAGGTTATTGAAGAAACCGCATATTAAGCAATATATACAAGAACAAAAAGATAAGATTATAGATGAGAATGTATTAACTGCAAAAGAGTTACTGCATGTGCTTACGAATGCGGCAGTCGGTGACGAAACAGAAACGAAAGAAGTTGTAGTAAAGCGTGGAGAATATAAAGAGAATCCACAAAGTGGCAAAGTACAGCTAGTCTATAACGAACATGTTGAACTGATAGAGGTACCAATTAAGCCTAGTGATCGTTTAAAAGCTCGTGATATGTTGGGTAAATACCATAAGTTGTTTACAGATAAGCATGATATTAACGGGAATGTGCCTATATTCATTAATATTGGTGAATGGGATGATGATGAGGAGGAATTAGATAAGGCGGTACAAGAAGTTTCTAGCGCTAACCCTAATCATACTGTGATTGTGGATGATATACCGTTAGAAGATTAATGAGGAATATTTACAGATAAACTAGATGTGAGTCTTGTGACACCAGAAATTGTTGATGATATAGGTAGATTTGAGGGGGAATGGTTAAATAATTAGTACTAGGTACTAAAATATAGTATAATGGCATTGTGTAGTTGCAACTGATATCATTCCCCGATATTAGTTGCTTTTTTTAATATAAAACCTTTTTATTTTGTAGATTTAAATATATAATGTATAAAACTACACATGAAAGAGGTTACGGGGAAATGAATACTGTTACCAAAAAATATAATTTTTTTGTTTTAACTTATGAATTTAAAGATAAGGTTGAAAAAAATTATGAAAGAATGAACGAATATTTAGAAAAATCTCTGAAAGAATTTGAAGAAAATAAGGATTTTAATTTTATAGAATGCAAAAAGGCGACCCACATCGGATTTAATTATATTGAAAAATATGAATACGATAATAATGAAGTATGGGTCTTTTGTTTGTCAAAGACAGTTACAACAAAAATTGCAGTTATAAATGAAATAAAAAAAAGAGTAAAAGATGGCAGATCAGAATATGGTGATGAACCAGAACAAGGTTTAACAGTTGATACTGTAGTGTTATTTTGTCCTAAATCAGGAATAGTGATTATTCCATCAAATAAAGGTGGAATTTCTCAATCAGATTTTAAACAGTTTTTCTATAAAACTGTTAAGAAAAAAGGAGCTAAAATGAACATCGCTATAAATAATACAGAAATTGAAAATTTAAAGCACATTGATAATATAAAAGAAGTTGAGTTTAATATTTCTAGAATTGTAGATGTAGATAAAATAAAGAATAAAAATCAGTCAACGCAAAGAGATAAAAAAATGATTGATAAACTAAATGCTGATTCTATGAAGGTAAAGTATACATCAAAATCTTTAGATATTTCCGAGTCATTAAAACAAATAAAAAATATTTTAGCGAAAGATGAGACAAAAGAAGTCAAAAAAATGGTTATTAGAGGAGAGAATGATGGCCATGAACAAATTATTGATCTTATCGCTAACAGATTAATATATATAGATGATGATGTAGAATTAAACAACAATAATAAAATAACTATTAATTCTATGATTAAATCGATAAAAAAAGCTTATAGAGATAATTTGAAGATTATTGAAAAAGATATTCTTTAACAATTTGATAAAGGGTTGTGATTTTGTGTTTAAAAGAAACATAGACGTTGTTTTATTTTTTATAATCCTAATTATTGTGTTCTTGTGTTTGAATGTTCAATATTCTGTTATTCAAAATAAAGAAAAATATAGTGATTTTTTGGAAACAATAATATCTTTTTCTTCTTTAACAACAGCATTTTTGTTTTTTTCTGTTACTCTTATACCACTTTTAAATGATAGAGCAAAATTGTTTGAGAAGTTAGACACAGAAAAGAAATTGATTGAAAATATTATGCTAAATACAGAGATGTTCTTATTGTTATCTATTTATACATTGGTTTTGTACGGTTTTAAATTATATGATATTGAAATTGATAACATTTATTTTGTTATTTGGTATTCAATTATATGTGCTTCCATTTTTAAATTAATAAGAACTTTCTATTTTTTGACAATCAATATTGCTAAGACCATTAAATAAAGAATAATATATATTAAAATACTTATATAATAAATAATGTATTACACATCATTTTAGAAAGAGCTTTGTTCTAATAGTGGTATTTTTAATGCTGAGAAACGCCCTGTGTTGCAGTGGGGAATGAGTGTGTATATAGAAATAGATAAAGTATAGATATAGATTTAGAAATTATAAATTAATATTTGAGATACTACCTCTTTAAAAAAAGACAAGTTACATTAAAAGTAACCTGTCTTTATCTATAACTAGTTTATAGTTATTTTATCTATGTCTTTCTTGTATAACATATAATTACTATGATCGGTAAAATCTTGTCCAACTATTCCAGAGATTTTAGGATCTGTATGATCTTTGCTATAAATAGAAACTTTATCACTATCTTTAACAATGCCTTTTTCTTTAAGGCTTTGAGTTAGTTTTTTCCATGTTGAATTAGCGTCTATCTGATTCCCGTTTGGATTTTTTCTCGTCAAATTGATGCTGTAAACACTATTAGAGTTGACAGGACTATTATTAGAACTGCTAAGCTCGTCCAAATTGGAAGTGCCAGCAATACTGCTTTCACCGCCATTTTTGAGTTTGTATTTCACTTCAACTGTTTCTTGATCTGTTTTATCAATGATATTTGCGTCTTTTAAAGCGTCTCTTACATTTTTCCATAAGTCTCTATCTGTTATTTCAGAAGCTGTTGCAACGTTATTAATAGCATTATAATTTGAAGAAGAATGAAAACCTGAACCTACTGTTGTTAAAACTAAAGCACTTGCTATCAATGTTTTTGTTAATAGTTTTTTATTCATTTTATTTTCTCCTATAACTTATTTGCAATCGATTACAAAGTAATTTTACAATTATTATTTATGTAAATCAATTAAATAATTATTAACAAATCTATAAAATTTTATCATTAAAATATAATAATTTTGAGCTAGAAATATTCGTAATTTATGCTATAATCATTTTAGACACAGCAATGTGTTCAAATTTTCATCTATTCGTAAGTTAGCCTTCGGGCTGACTTTTTATTTCCATTATTCACATGTTAATCTTGTTGTTATTTAGGCAGGTACTTCGGTACTTGCCTATTTTTTTATGTTATAATTACATGCATATATAGTAGGAGTGAACTATATAGCCCGGCAGAGGCCATATATCTGACTGTTGGTCTCACAGGAGACATCTTCCTTGTCATCACTCGATACATATATCTTGATAACATAGAGTTGTTACAGTCGCTACACCACCCATACTAGTTACTGGGTGGTTGTTTTTTGTTCGCCATTATGTTCTGTCTACTAAACTCAGATTATCTCATATATTATTTATATAGACGTTAATGTAGGAGGAAAATATATGGACGAAAATGAAAGACTTAATGTTGAATTAAATAAAAGTAATGATTATATTTTTGGTGAAAGCTATGAAATATTTTATGCTAACGCTTTAGATGTGCAGGTAAGCATCACAGATCTTATGGTGGATTTCAAACAACATACCCCTAGCGGATTTTTAAGTAATAAAAAAATTATTATGAATCCTAGTCTAGCAAAGCAATTAAATAAAGCTTTAGAACAAGCTTTATCACAATATGAAAATATGCACGGAACAATTAAAGATATTGATACTCTTCAAAATGAAATGAGCAAAATTTATGGCGATGAATAATATCGTTAAAATCAATAATCATCAACGATATGATAGGTATAGTGTAGGTGGTAGTGAGTTTTATACAAGTGATAGTATTGGTGGAAACCTAGCCTTTAAAAAAGTGGAGGGTGGTAATATGAGTTATGAATACATTACTAGACCGGAATTTGAGGAACACAAAAGGCACTTAGATACTAGATTTGATAAAGTTGAAGACAGTATAAAAAAGTCACAAATTTCGTTGAGTAAAGACATAGACTTAGCAATAAAAAATTTGAAAGATGAAATCAACGATAAAAAATTAACTAGTAATCGCTTTTGGATAGGTATAGCTGCACCTACTGTTGTAAGTATTATCGGTATTATAATAGGTGTATTTTTTAAATAACAAGGCGATTCATGTTAAATAAAACATAGATATATTAAATTCGGTTTTTTAATACAACAAAACCACACCACCTATTAATTTAGGAGTGTGGTTATTATAAAGGCGAAAAAAAGGCGTAATTGTGAAACTAGGGGCAAAGTGTATGAAAATATTAACAAATTAGGTAATATAAGATGCTGAGAGAAGCATTATATTGCAACGAGAAATCATTCTATGGATAAACATATTAATTATTGTAAATATATTTATAAAGGTTTGTGTGTGTAATAATTGGTGGTCATAAATTGGTCATAATGAAATAAAAAAACTAAAAAAATTGAATGTATAAAGAATACACGATACTGATTTAATAGTATTTTTGTATGTGATTTATATCTATTTCATACCGCCCTTAATGCCAGGAATGATGTAAAACAGTTTCTAGTTTTGACTAACTAGAACATTCCATGATAGACGAGTATGATTCGTTCCAAATAAATATTAGAGCGTATGAAAATATTTTAATTTAAGACGCCTTCCATTAGTTGACTAAACTTATGAGAGGCGTCTTTATTATGTGCTGATGTGTTATTGAGATTCATAATGGGGGGCTTTTTCAATGTTAAAATTATATAGATTATATAGAGAAGTTTAGTATAAACTTTGAGTATATAAGGAGTTTCTTCTAGTATGTTGTAATGTAATTAGATTTCCGGTAATCAATTAGGCTTTGCAGAGGACTCACTTGCGTATTGTAGTAAGAAGCTGTCTGCATTTTGAAAACACCCACACTAGTTACAGTATGGGTGTTTTTATGCTAAGAAACAAATTGGTTTAAGTGTAAAATCATATACACTAAAAAAATTTATTGAATCTATTGTTGAAAAGATGCTTTCATGATACATTGTAAACAAGAAGACAACATATACAATGTATACTTGGTTGTCAAATGAAGTAAAATAAGGAAGTGAGTAGTATGGCTACAATAAGTATTACTACAGATTATAAATTCACAAAAAAATCAGCGCAAAAACTAATAGATGCAATGGAGATTAACGAAAATAAAAGTAATGTGAACAAAACAAACATAAAAGCGACTAAAATAAAATCAACTTGTGAGATTGAAAATCTATTGAAGGACTATCGAAGTAATTGACTGTAAAAGTAATATCACTTTCAGAATTGTTAACAGGTGATAAGCAAGAGGTTAAGCGAAAGATACCTTCAGTTTTAAATATACTAAATTCATTTGAGACAATATCAATTTCAGGAAGTGAATCAGCGCACGATGTTGATTTATTTTTGAAAAATAAGTCTATAGCATTTGATAGGCAAAACCTGTCTAGAACTCATTTAGTTTTTTCACAATTCAAAAGCAAACAAATACTAGTTGGCTATTTTACAATTAGCAATAAACCCTTAGTTTTTACAAAACGTATGTTAGATAAAATATCAAACACGTTAAAGAAGAAGTTATATCAAAAGGGTGAAACTCACAGTGGAAATGACAATTTAATCATACAAGGATACTTAATTGCTCAAATAGGAAAAAATTATTCTGAAGAAGCATTGGCTACAAAATCCATAAATGGAAACGATTTGTTAACTTTAGCATATGAGAAAGTTTTAGAAGGTGCGAACATATTTGGCGGTTCATATATTTGGATAGAGTATGAAGATGTAGATAGATTAAGAGAATTTTATAGAAAATTTGGATTTACAGAAATCAAAGATCATACAAGTGAAAATAATTTGAAGATGGCTATTCTTAAAATATAAAGCACAAAACCACACCCACCTATTGATTTAGGAGTGTGGTTATTTTTATGGAAGAATTTATAAAATAAAGATCAAAGACATTTGAATATTTATCAACTGCTCTTATATCAACACCCATGTGTCTAGCTATTTCACTTTTGCTTATTTTCATGTTTAAGTTCATCATAACAATTATTAATTTTTGTAAATATGAAAGAGTAGTAACTTCAAAATCCGTATTTATGACTGAAGATAATTTCATTGTTGTTCACAGCAATAAAATTATCTCTAGAATTTTAGAAAATGTACATGTTTAAACAATCAAAAGTATACATTATTAAATTATCATTTCCATTCATCTTTTCAACAATTGAGGTTAACGTAGTAAAAAATAAGTTTTAAATATTTAAATCATTGTATAGTTTAGTTTTGAGTAGATTTTTTTAAAGGTGTACTTGTGCATTTTACTTAATTAAAGACATAAGACATTTAATCGGCCTAAAATAAATAAAAAAACTACCTGTTTAGGTAGTTTTTTAAATGTAATAGATTAAAACACTAGTTCATTTCTTGTTAAAGATGAATAGTTATTTTATAGATAAATTTGTCCTTTAGTGTAGCGGTAATTTTTAGGACTTTTTGGTGGTATAAATGTTCTTAATAAAGTTAATAGTCCTACTTTACCGCAAAGCATAACGAATATAATAATTATTTTAGTAATACCATGATATTCTGTGGTAAGGTTCATACTTAACCCGACTGTTCCAAATGCAGAAACCACTTCGAATAATAACTTGATTAATGATATGTTCGGATTAATTATCGATAATATAAAAGTAATGATACTGATAAATAGAAATGAGATATTAATGGTAACAATAGATAGTTTTATATGTTTGTCAGATATTTCTTTATTGAATACTGAAACATTATTTTCTTTACGTATATAATTTAGAACAAATATAAACGCTACTGCAAAAGTAGTTATTTTAATTCCTCCAGATGCACTGAGAGGGGCACCACCTATAAACATAAGTAGCATTAACATTAAGGCGGTAGATTTGTTAATGCTTGCTATATCTATACTGTTAAAACCCGCTGTTCGTGTTGTTACTGATTGGAAAAAAGAATTTCCGATTTTTTCAACTAGTCCCATATTTTGCATAGTATTAAACTGTTCTAATAAAAAGAATGTAATAGCTCCTATAATTATTAGGATACTAGTTGTAGTTAAGACTAATTTAGAATGTAAAGATAATTTACTCAATTTTTTACAATTAATAAAGTCTATTACGACAAAATGTCCAATACCTCCAAATATTATGAGTATTGAGATTGTAATAATGACAATTGGATCACTAGAATAATCTATTAAGTTATTCTTAAAAAGGGCAAATCCAGCATTATTAAAAGCTGATACTGATGTGAATAAGCTTAAAAATAAACCTTTGCCTATACCAAATTTTGGTATAAAAGATAAACACAAACAAATCATACCAATTAATTCAGTGACTAAACTATAAATAGCCAAGTGTTTAATTAGCTTAATAACACCACCAGGTTCGTCAATATTCCATGTAACCATAATCAAGAACCTATTTTTCATTGATATCTTTCTATTTAAAAATACTAGTGTCAATAGGGTTACGGTCACGATACCCAGACCACCTATTTGAATTAATAATAGTATTACTATTTCACCAAGTATATTAAACTGTGATCTTATATCAACTGGGGATAGGCCAGTAACTGTAAATGCACTTGAAGCTATAAATAGGGCATCTAAAAAAGATATTGGCTTTTTACCAGTGAAAGGTAAATATAATAAAAGAGCACCTATGATAGTTGTAGAGAAGAATAGCATTAAATAAAAATATAAAGGTTTGTGGACTTTGTTCAT